ATGCCCCCACTGACCGATCTCGCAATACGCCGCGCCAAACCTACCGCGAAGACCCAGCGCTTGTACGACAGCGACGGGTTGCACTTGGAGCTCTCGCCCAAGGGGGGGCGCTGGTTCCGCCTGAAGTATCGATTCGGTGGCAAGGAAAAGCGGCTGGCCCTTGGCGTCTACCCAGAGGTGCCGCTGGCACTGGCCAGGCAGCGGCGGGATGAAGCACGCCAGTTGGTGGCTCAGGGTATCGATCCGGGCGAGCACCGGAAAGCAGCAACGGCTGCGCGTGCGGACCACTTCTCGATCGCCAACCGGTTCCGCCCCGGCTACCTCGTCACGCCGTGGTCCATCAAATTTCAGGATCGTAGCAGCGTGCGCAAGGTTGACGACGTCGGTCACTGAGACGCCACTTCAGTTGGTGATGCCGGAGGTTGCTTGGCATTCGCAAAACGGCCTACGAAAGCTACGAGCGATAGATATCGCCTGATTCCGCGCCGACGGGTCAGAGTCCCCGACCCGCCGGCAACTACACACGAATCTATCGTGACTTCAAGCCAAGGGGATCAGAGCCAGATGTAGCCGATGATCCCGTCGCTCGCGGGGTTTCTCACATTTTCGCAGTTCACGTCCAAAGTTTCGAAGTGGTCCGCCCAATTTCCGGGCTGCAGCCCACCGCGCATGCAGCGATAGAGCGGCACCGTGCCGGGAAGCTGGGTTGATGCAACATACCCGGTGATGGGCATAGATGCCGGGTACGGGACCTGGCCCTCGCAGTTCGGGTCAGGAGAGGTGAACCGATCGCGATAGTTGCTGGTGATGCACGCGTAGAGCGTGTGCCCACCGGCAAACGGCGTGAACGAAATGAAGCCTAGTACACCCTGACGCTTGCCTGGATGACTTTGCCCGACAGTCGTGATGGGCCTAGCCGAAAATGTGTCTTCTTGGAACTTCCAGCGTTCGAGCGAAACCAGAGTGACTCCCTCCGGCACGAGTGCAGGCTGTGCTGCTGCCTCCGCTGCAACTCGCGGAGTTACTCCAAGATACCGAACGTCCTGTGCGGCGGCGTTACAAGAGGCAGCGAGGGCAACCCCAGCCGCCGCAGCGATGAAGAAATTTCTCATGACAATCCTTTCGATCCATGCGAACTCACTGTCCGCTGGCGGAGGATAGCAAAGGCACGCATATGTCTGGCTGCTGCAACGCGACAAGACGGCCGAGCCAATAACCCGGATTCAAACGTCCGCCAACTCCGCTGCAGCGAACGTAACGTTCGACGCAATCGCCGCGTCAGTTGCAGCCTTGATCAGTGCCTGGAGCTTCCAGCCCTCGAGCGCCTGGGTCGTTTCCGCGCCGGGATAGCGGATGGCGTAGGTCGGCGCGATCAGGTCGGCGATGGGCGCCGCCAGTACGCCGAGGGCGGCGCCGCGATCCTCGACCTGGAACGTCACGGTGCCGCTGTCGTTGATCGGGTTCCAGATGATCGTGATCTGCTGCGCGGGCGGTTCCGCATCCGGGTCCGGCGTCACCACGTTTGCATCGTAGGCGGCGCGGGTAGCCGCCTTGATGCCCAGCAACGGGTGCACGCCAGGCTCGGTGACCGTCTCGCCCGGCACCTCCATGACCGTGCCGGTCGGTGGGTCAGCCGCGGTCGTCGAGGGCGCGGTGATCTCGTAGCTGCCGCCGATCAGGTCGCTGATCTGCACCGTGAGCACGCGCAGGAAGAAGCGCTCCAGCGTCTGCGTCCACCCATCCGGGTGCGGCTTGGTGGTCATCTGCTCGAGGTGGAACTCCACCGGCCCGTCGTTGGTGGCAGAGTTCCATCTAATTTCGATGCGAGGCGCAACTATCTTTGTCCGAGTACCAAAGCTAGATTTTTCAGTGATAGCAGCCATGTAACCCCCTTGAATTTAAAGAAATAATCTCAGATTCAATGCAGCCAGAGATCCACTTCATGTGAACACAACAACCAAAGACATTAACATTCCGTATATGATTGGTCTCGGCGACAACGCCAACCAAAGGATATGGAGCAAATGGAACTTACACGTAAGGCGTGGCTGCTGCCACTTCTATTCATCGCCCCGATTTGCCATGCTAAATTGGGATTTAGTACGGGGATTAGCGGAGAAGGATCAGGAAAGCAACCTGTGCAAGCACGGGCTGCTGCCGAGGCCAATCTAAAGCGCAACTGTAAAACAACTTACGATGGCATCGGGGTTGCCAATAACTACAATGTCTACAGTAACAGTGGACAAGCTAGCCTTGGCTTCAGCGCCATGGCATTTGGCACGTGTTCTTACCAGAGACTGGAGCCCCCGCACATTTACGGCTTCAACAAGAAAGCAGCCCCAACTGCCATAACCAAGCTGTGGTGGGATGCCGATTACTCAAAGAAGACCGAGATAACGCTGCCAATGTACTTGGGCGGCACAGATGAAAAGAAAATATTTGGAACAGCGGATTTCAACGGGGATGGCACAGAAGACTATTACGTCTTTAGTCGCAGCAATACAGGCTCTGGCACAACAGAAGTTCATGTTATAAACGGCCGAAACCCTCAGAATTTCCTACTACAGACGCCAACTCCGCTTCACGAGACCGGCACCGGATCTGATTATAAGTTCTTACTTGCAGACCGCGATGGCGACAACGTACCTGACGTCTATGTTATCAAGAAAAACGGAGGCAATGGCAAGACAGAAATCCACATCCTTGACGGCGCAGCAAATTATACGCGCTTCAACGGCCAGTTTGAGACTGCATTAACCTCCACAGGAAATGATGTTTCTTTCGATTTCGCGCTAGGAGGATGGGAGAACGGCGTATCACCCGACCTCTACGTCATAACAAAGATGGGGCAATCGAATACGACAGAGGTACATATACTTACGTCCGTTTCAGATTTTAAGACCTATAAGCTTCACGCAACCACTGGATTAGGCGTTACAGGGAACGACAACTCTTATTCCTTTAACATGGGCGATTATAATCACGACGGCAGGCTTGACCTTTTTGCTGTAAGAACTAGCAATGCAGATGCAGAAGTCCTAGTTTACGACGGCAGCACTGGATTCAAGACTCTGCTCTTAGCCGTCCCTACTCCCGCCCAGACTTTGGGCAAGATTAAGGACTGGCAGTTTGTAGTTGGCGCAGGCATGTAATGAATGGCGCGCGGGGCGGATTCACTGGGAATCCGTCCCGCTACGCATGCGGAGTTATTTAATAACCCGTGACATCTAGAATTGGGGAACGCACCCACGCCTGGCCGTAGTTGCCGGGGGCGGCTGGGGAGTTCCGCTAGTGCCTGTGCGCAGATCCTGGGCAGTATCGATTGCGGAGATGGATGCGACATTGCCATTGATGTTGACCACTCCTTTACGCCACAGCACTTGCACCTGCCATTGCGGGCCGCCGCCGACTAGGCCGCCGATAGCCAACATGATGTTGCCGGTAGAGCCGGCCAGTGCGGCGTAGGTCCGGCCCGCAGGCAAGGTGATCGAGCCGCCCTGGTTTGCATTGGCTTGTAGTAGCCCCCGCACCTTCATGTACTTGAGGGTTGCATCGAAATGCACCTCATCGGTGTCTGGATTGGTGATCACCAAGTAGTCTCGCCGCCCGAAGTTCGGATAGTCGAAAACCATGGCAGTGAAGCTGCCGCTGGTGCTGAAACCGGTGAACGTGAAGTTGTTCCCGCTCTGGGTGCGCGTGGCGAGCACGGCGTTGCTCTCCCCCAGAAACGCGAGGGCAGGATTGGTGCCTGCGACCGTCAGGCTCCAGGTTTTGAGCACGCCGCTGCCTGTGGGTGTGATCGTCTGATTCGACGCCAGCGCCAAGTTCTTCCAGGTCTCAGAGATGACAACGCGGTTGGGGCCGGCCTCGAAAATTGCATAGGCCATCAGAACCTCCCATAGAACAGGGTGCCGCCGGCGCGTGCCGTCAACGTTGCAGAAGGCGATACCCAGCTGATGGTGTTGCCGTCGTCACTGAAGTACGGAAGCAGGCTGTTGCCGGCCCCGGTGTCGGCCACGAACCAGTAGTAAAGCTGGTTGGCGCTGCCTGTGACCGGTACCGGCACCGAGCCATTGCTACCGCTGGCGATCGCAATTGCTCCCATGTGCTGCGTCAACAGGTCCGAGTCAGGCTGATCGGTCACCTGCAGCAGCACGACGCCGCTGTCGGCGTCGTTGATGATCAGGACGTTGGTCATGTCACTCCATAGCCGAGTGCCACGACACGGCGGCCGTTGGGCGCGTAGGCGTAGAACTTCCCGCCGACGAACTCGTTGCGGCCACCTCCAGGTGTGGCGCCGATGATTTCGACCAACGCAGATAGCGCGCTGGGTCAGAGAATCGGCGTCGTTGAGGCGCTCATGCCGGAGTAGTTGCCCACGTTCTGCCAGGTCGACGGGTTGCATCGCGCGCCTTGTTAGCCGCAGCCAGTGCCTCCTCTGCGATCTGCCTGTCGCGCTCCGCCGCTTCCAGGAAGCCCTGGCGGATTTCCTCAGTCGTCTTGTCGATCGCCTGCTGCATCACCTCCTGCAGCTCGCCCAGGTTCTTGCCCAACGTCTTGCTGACGTACTTGGCCGCCACCGACAGCGTGCCGTTGGTGTTGCGCGCGCGGATGGCAAACGTCCACTTGCCCGACGACGGGATGGGCGAGTCGAATGCACCGGTGTGGTAGCCGCTGTCCCCTACCGGCGTCATGGCGTCCCACGCCGGCATCGGCGCGCCCTGCTCTGGGGCCTGGGCGTAGCGGATCTCCGCGCCGGCCAGGTTGGCTGACTGAATGGTGTCGTTCCAGAAGCCCCAGGTGTAGCGCCGGATGCCGCCGGAGATCTCCTCCACGTCGAACAGGTCGTAGTTCACCGGCGGCGCGTCGGCGCCGATGGTCGTGTAGATCAGCGAGGCGCCCACGCCCATCTGCCCTTCCGGGCCGAACGGACGCACGTTGATCGAGTAGGTGCCGGCGCGCGGGATGCGCCACCGCGCCGTGCGGGTGCGTGTCTGTGCCACTTCAACCAGCTCGCCGTTGCCATCCGACGCTGAGGCGTACACCACCGCGTGATCGAACGGACCGGTAATGTCGAACCTAGCCACGAGATCGGTGGCCGTGACGTCACCGGTGGTGATCTGGTCCTCGTTGATTGCGAGGTTGCTCAGGATCGGCCGGGTTGCCAGCGATGAGCCATTTTCCGGCCGGATGTACTGCCCAGTCTTGACGTAAATCCAGAACTCGGGCCCCTCCGGCACCACGTTAATGCTTGCGCCTTTGAGATCGCTCTCCGGCTCGATGACGAACACGCGCGCACGCAGGCCGGGCGTGGCCTTGAAGTCGTAGATCCACACCGTGTCGTGGGCCGGGTTGTCCTGCCACCCGCCCTGCACCATCGAATCCTCATAGCCCACGCCCGGCAGCGGCGCATCGTCGGGCCATTCGTCGACCAACTGGATGGTGTCCGTCGCCTCGGTGAAGTTGCGCACGCGGAACGTGCGATACACTGCCTCGCCCGTGATGCGCAGGCCGATGAAAGCGCTGCGCGCATCTGGCGGCGGAACCGGCTCGTCCAGCGTCAGCGTGACCGTGCCAAGTAGCGCGCTCCGCTCGGCTGCGACGATGCGCCCGCCGAATCCCCACTGCGTGAGGTCGTGCGAGATCGACAGCATCGACATACGGCGATAGGACAGGTACTGCAGGTCCTGAGCGAAGCCGATGTCCTTGTACTGGAACAGGCTCTGCGCGAGGTGATAGCGCGCCATCTCAGCCGCATGTGCCTCTCGCCCAATGCCCTCACCGGTCAGCCGCGCAGGGCTGATCATGTCTTCGACCTTGATACCCGGTGCCGGCACGCGCAGCATTTCGACCTTCTTGGTCGTGCTGTCGAAGTAGCTGTACTCAATGCCGTCAGCAGCGCTGGCCAGCGTGTAGTCCACGCTGAAGCTGCCCTTCTTCATCTCGGCCATGTTGACCACGCCCGAGAGCGGCTGCTCGTCGGCTGCCCACACCACCGAAAGCCGACCACCGGCCAAGGTGACCTGGCCCATGCCGGCCAACGCGATCGCCTGCAGCACCTCGTCGTGGTTGCGCTCTTCGGTCAGCCAGTAGTCGCCGGCAATACCAAACGTGAAGTAGGTCAGCGCGATCATCGCCACGATGTACAGCGCGTTCCTGCCAACCGCGCCGCGCACCTCAATGACCTGGCCATCCTTCGGGTAGACGTAGGCCCACAGATGCCGCGGCACGACGCGACCGCCGATCGAGACCGTCCATTCCCCCTCGTCCAGGTCGATCACATGCCGGTGCAGGAACTCGCACAGGCGCTCACCCGGCTGCAGGTCCATCGCAATATGGCGCTGCCCTTCCAGGCTGACCGGGTGCGGTGTCAGCACCAGCTGGCCGTTGCTCGCAGGCGTGGTCATCAGACCCATGTGTAATACCCCTCAATGCGTGCGCCGTAATCCGGCAGCTCGCGTGCCCGATGCAGCCAGCTGCTGCCGAGCGCGCTGGTTGTGTGAAGCACCCAACCCTCGTGGGCCAGGTAGAAGAAGATGCCGACGTGTCCGGGCCGGCTCTGGCCTTTGTCGAACATCAGCACCAGATCGCCGTCGACCGGCTTATCGGTGCGCACGGCGTACGCCCGGGACAGCTCGCCGAGGGCTGCCTGGCCAGCAGCACCGCGCGGGCGCCGCGCCGGCATCTGCACCACCCGGCCGAACAGCTCCCGCTGCACCTGCACCACCAGATCTGCGCAGTCGTAGGTGTCGGCGTCGTACGGGATGTTGAGGAAACGCTCCACCTCGCTGACCTGCATCAGAAAATCCCCGGCAGCGTATGTGGATTGGCGCGGAGCTTCACCGCCTGCTGGCGCATGAGGAAGTCCACGCCGATCTGCGCGGTGATCAGCTGACCGGCGGCGCGCACTTGGGTCAGCGGCAAATAGAACCGCCGCGCGATGACGTCAGGCTGCGTGCGATCGGTGATCAGGTAGCGGCACATCACCATCTCGTTCGGCTGCATGCGCTCGAGGTCTTCGGTGATGCCGCGCCCCACGTTGTCCACTTCGAGCTGTGCGCGCGGCGTCTGGCCGGCCTGGTCAGCTGGCGGCGTGAAGCGAAACGGATACCCGACATAGGTGCTTCCGTTGCTCACCCAATCCTGCGTGTCGTTGACAATGCGCAGCACCGCGCCGAACGAGGGCGCGGTCATCTCCAGCAGCTCCAGCGGCCCATCCATATCTGTCACGCGCTGACGGCGTTCAAGAAAATTACTCATCGGCGGAACTCCAGAACAGCCTGTCGGGTGCCCTGCGTAAACTCTGCATTGGCGGCCTGCAGGCGGCCAACGGCACCACCCTTGAAGCGCGCCGAGACCAGCTTGCGCGTGCGCGGGTGCACCATGTCGAAGTAGCCAACGCGGCCGATTTCGTCGAAGTAAAAGTCGTCGAACGCGACCATCGATTCGGCCGTCAGGAACACCATGGTGATTGGCAGCTCGACCATGACGCGCGTGTTGATGATTGCCTGCTTGGCCGGCCCGCGTTCCATCTCGGTGCGCTGCACGGACGGCTCTGGTTCCTCGCCAAGATCGCCTGCCAACAGTCGAATATTTGGGGGGGAAGCTGGCCACTAGGCACCCTCCCCCGTTGAAACTTTGGAGGCCATACTCAGTCCTTCAATCATTGATGAGGTGAGCCGGGATAGGCGATCAGCGCCTATCCCGGACGTCTAGACGCCCCTTGATGCCCGCATAGGTGGCGCCGGTTCCGGCAGCGATTCGACCTCCAATCGCCTTGTCGACGGCACCGATCAACATCTCGACATCCACTCCGCCTCGATCGTTGCGCGTGGCAGTCGCAGTCGTCCCCGCCGGCGCGTTGATGACCTTGACGTTGACCTCCACCCCTCCACCCGAACCTGAGCGCCCGACGCCATCGGCGCTGCCGGCACCACCTGGCCGCGATTCCCTGGAATCAGGTAGCTGCGGCCTCCCTGCTGGAACAGCTCCGGATCGCCGCCTTCGCCCACCTCGTACAGCGAGCCCGGCGCAACCGGACCACCATTCGCGCGGCCGCCGCCGAAGCTCATCCAGCCACCACCGGCAAACGACCCGGCATTGCTGCCGAAGTTGAGGTTGCTGCCCGCGCCTGCGGCGGTACCGGTCAGGCAGCTCTCCATGGCCACCAGCGCGCTGACGATTTCCGCCTGCGCGTGGTTGAGCCCCTGCAGCTCGGTGATTACCGTGCCGGTACCGACGCCGATCCGCTCAAGCGCTCCGCCCAAACGGTCACCCAACGCAACGGCTGAGCGGTCGATCGAGCGGGACATCGACTGGAAGTAACGCTCCAGCCGATCTGCTGATCCACTGGCCTTGTCGGCTGCGGCGGCGTTCTGGTCCAGCGCCCTGGTGCTTTCGACCAGGCCACTCGAATCGACCTTAAAGCCAAGTTCGGCGATATCCATCAATCAGCTCCAGGTGTTGCTCGGTTCCGGCGGCCGCTCGCGCGCCGCTGCTTGCTCTTCGCGCACGGCACGCAGGTAGGCGTCGTCCATCGCCATGAGCATCTCCACCTCTTCGGGGAGCACATCCCGCAGCAGCAGTCGCTGCCACGCGTCGAGTTCGGCGTAGGACAGCGCCTCAGGGCCGGATCGGCGCCGGCCGGAGATCAACCAGAACCAGTCCCACACGTGCGCGGCTTCTTCTGGCATGTCGACGGCAGGCGCCGGTTCGTCGAAGCGGGCATTGCGCTGCCGCCGCGTCTCGCCCTTCGCGTCCGGCATGTCGTACCGGACGGTCAGATACGTGGCGTCAGAGATCCGCGCCTTCAGGGCTGCGAAAAAACTCCGCGCGGTTCCCCAGCTCCACCTCGAGCTGGTCGCTGATCCACGGCAGCTCCTTCAGTAACTTGCGCAGGGATTCGTCGGTGAGCGGCGGCTTGGCACCGTGGAAGGTCAGGTCGCCCTGCCACTCCCAGCCGCCGACAGATGCAACGAGCATGTCGGTGCGGCCCTGCTCCATCTTCTCGGCGGTGAGCTTGCCCTTGCCCATCAGACGATCATTCAGCGCCTTGCGGCTGGCTGCGCGCACCTGCGGGTGAGTGTCGGGTAGCAGCGTGATGCGCAGGCCCACAGGAGCCTCGGTGGCGGGATGTCCGATGTCGATAGCGCGTTCTAAAGGGACAATTTCCGAAATTTCATTCATACAAAGCTCCAAAAAAAAACCCGCCGAAGCGGGTCCGTGACAAAGATAGAACAACTCCACTAAGTGGTATGAGCAACCAGAAGCCGCTCAACCCCGTTTACAGAACCAGTAAAAAATCCAGCCATATTTGCATCGAAAGACATCCGCCCCACTTCATCTCCAGAGTGAGAATGAAATACAAATCCATCTTTTTTTTGCGCCCATCTTTCGACCCCATCAAAAGCATTTGATGATGGGCCGCCTGACTTAACGTGCACATAACCACTTTCATCAAATTTAATGATCGCTTGCGAACCGCTAGAGAAATGCGTCTTCTCCGAGAACAGCTCCAAAACCCAATATTTCTGATGAATTTTCCATAAAGACTCCGGGCTTGTGCCGTTAGACACGGCAGCCACAGCCTCAAACCTCGCCACTCGTCGCTGCTGAACTAGCAGCTGATGATTTATCTCCTTAATTGTTTTGTCTCGAACAGAAACAATCTCACGCAACTGCACGCTTTGCTGATGTGTCAGCAACTCCAGTCCCTCTGAACGAAGTTCCGCGGCCTTCTGACGGCGTTGATACCAAAGATTCAAGACAAGAGCTTTTTCAGCAAGCCAAGGTACCGCAGCAACGTATATCAAGGTGGAAATTGAAGGGCCGATTAAATTCAGCCAAGCAAACGCATCAACCGTGGGGTACAGGTGCTTATCGATGTACGAAAATCTCTCAGCAACTTTTCCGTCACTAAATAGGACGAACAACAATCTATGATTCCAAGCAATCCAACTTAGCGTAAACACGCCTAGAAATGGATTTCGCAGTCTACTTGCGACTGCAGCTTTAACCTCGCTACTGATCTCTGACAAGGTGTTGTTCGATTCTGTTGCCATGGACATCCTCCCCTTTTTCGTAGTTTAGGGTAGATGTCCATGGCCAGCTCACACTTCGTCAATCACCCCGCTATCATCGCATCGATGCCGCCGGCTCGTCACTTACGGAGTAGCGGATGCCGGCACTTCGATCGGCACCTGGTTCAAGGCGAGCGAATAGACATGCAGCACGAAGTCCTCATTGCGACCGCCCGGCGTGCGGGGGCCAGTGACCAAGCCGCGCAGGTACTCGATTTCGCCGGACGGACGCTCGACCTTGAAGGCGTAGGCGTCGGTGACCGACGGCAAGCCGGCGGCACGCATCGCGACCTGGCCCGGGTCGTCCAACACGCGTGCCACCTCGACCTCGGGGTCGCCTGCATTCGAGATGCCCTTGCCCTTCAGTGCGACAGCGGTGTCCCACGTGTCGTAGGTGACGATGTTGGTGGTCATACCGCGCTCGCCGACGCTGCCGACCTTCTTGACCTGCACCCAGGTCAGCGCCGCGAACTGGGTCTGGGTCAGATCCTCGTTCTTCGGCGTGGCGCAGATGTAGAGCTTGGAACCGCTGTTGGTTTGTGCCTAAGCCATTGCTGATATCTCCTCGCGTTGAGCATAAAAAAACCCGCCAAGTAGGCGGGTTCTGTAATTGAGCAAATCGGTTATCTCGGGCCTAAGCTAGCTCCTCACTTAAACCCCCTAGGCTTCGGGATGCGTGGCTCAGGACCTGGAATCTTCCCTAGGGCGTTATTCGCAGCTGCTCGACACTGCTCCTCCACTTCGCGAACCTTCGCAAGCTGCCGCTCCAACTCTTCAATTTTCCTCGCAATGTCAGCAAGTCTATCTCTCAGGCTTGCATCCTGATGAATCGCATCAGCCTCCGCGCGAAGCCATTTCAACCACGCTTCTAGAGCCATCCGCAGTTTTGCAGCAAGAACCGCTGCTCGAAGCTTCGCTATGGCGATCGCAATCGCTCCGATGGCCTCAGGTGGGACATGCCCTGCGGCCCGATGCCGGTCAATCTCTTCGCCGATCGCGTCAGAAATTCCCTTAAGCTCCCCTTCCACGTCGAGTGGAAGCCCTTGCAAATCGATGGCAGCTAATTCGTCCTGCAGTTCCTCTAACTCATCCATCGCACAGCTCCGTCGTCAGGCGTTTTTGATGCTAACAGCCTCTCATCCGAAACCGCGCCATCTAACTGTGACGGGATGCATGACTCTCTCTGGATCTTGAATGATGGTTGAGGTCCAGGGCATGCGGTACACGCGCATGCCGGCGAAGGTCGTGCCCTTGGCGAAGGCGGCGATGATCTGGTCGGTGAGCTGCGTGCCGACCATGATGCCGGCGCCTGGCCGATAGCACGCCGCCAGCTGGCCGAAGCCCTGCATCAGCGACGGCCCGTCGTCCTCCATGCCGTAATTCTGCGTCTGGTTGGGGAACCACTGCAGCTCGAGCCAGGATCCGCTGGTCGGCGGGGTGAAGCCAATGCCCGGATAGGAGCACGGCAGGCCGACACTCGCGGCGAAGGCGCCAACCAGGCCGGCGAAGGCGTCATAGATCGCGGTGTCGCTCATGGGATGCGTGCCTTCACCTTCGCGGTGACCTCGTTGACGATGAAGTCCCAGTTCTGCGCAGCAGCGCGCATGAAGCCCTTGCCGGCCTGTTCGTACTGCCGGCCCAAGCTGTCCTTGCCGCTGAATCCATGCTTCATGCGCATCGCATAGGCGGCGGTCCAGCCGGCCCAGACGGCCTCGCCCAGCTGCAGGGCTGCGAAGACCAGCGCGGGCTCGCCGCTTTCCGAGGACGCCGGACCATCTTTGGATGCGACAGCGGAGTTGCGCAGGAACCCGGTATCAACCGGCATCCTCCCGCCCTGCCCCTCCGGCGTGTTCGCCTGATCCATCACCGCCTGCGCCGACTCGCGGAAGATGGCCTCCTGCCGCTGCTTGGCCTTCTCGGCAAATGCACGGACCTGGTCACCGAACTTGCTTGCCACGTAGCACCTCCGCCGTCATGTCGATCCGGTACTGCTTCATGCAGCGACAGCCGACGATCTCCTCCGGGCCCGCGCCCAGGCTCGTGTCGCCCGGGTAATTCAGCAGGGCGCCGCTGGGCGACTGGAATGGCTCGCCGAAGGCGCGCCGCTGCCCGTTCATGGCTTTGTGCGTGTGCCTGGTCCGCTGGTCGCCAGTGTCCGACCACGTGCCGATGACGTTGTCTGCCGACAGCGCGCCGGATTCGATCTGCTGCCGATAGGCCTCCTCGCGTCCAGCGCTCAAGCTGCCGATCGATTCGGTGCGCGCAATCATCTCGCCACGCAGCTGCAGCAGCCGGTCGGCGTAGCGTCCAGCGATCTTGTCGATGTCCGCCTGCGATACAGGCTTGCCGGCGGCGATGGCGCGCTTGACGATGCCGTCGAGGCGCTTGTCGCGGCGCTTACGGCCGAAGTACTTCGCCATCTCCTTCGGGTCACCGCTGGCCAGCTCCCCACGCATGCTCTGCACGAACTGGCCCTGCTGCGATGTCAGGCCCAGCACGCCGCCGGTGCGCCGGCCCGTGTCTCCTACGCGCCCCACGATGTCCAGCGCGCTCTGACGCGGATTGCGGCCAGCGACCATGCCGCTCTCCAGCACGTTGCGGATCAGCGTGCGCTGGTCGTTGACGATGCCGGTGATGAGGTTGCTGGACTTGTCGCGCAGCCAGGCCTCGGCGGTGGGGTTGCGCAGGTCGAAGCTCGGGCGCAGCGCGGGCGAACGCACGTCCTGCCGTGGCTTGTAGTTGCCGGTGATGATCGGATCCAGGCTGAGCCGCATCTTCGGCATCTCCGACACACCCTGCTGCCCGCCTGCCGCGTAGGCGTTGCGCAGCGCTTCGCCCAGATCCGCAAAGCGCGGCTCGTCCAGCCCCATCACGGTGAGCACGTCGTCGATCCGCCCGGCCTGCAGCAGGTCCGCGATGAGCTGCACGCCTGCCTGGCTGGTGACCTCAGATATCGCCTTGAGGAACGCGCGCGCGATGGCCGGCTCCAGCTTCGCCGCCAGCTGTTCAAGTTGGCGGGAGGTCGTTGCGGCCATCAGCGTCTCGCATGGAATTCGTACATGAGGATCTGCCCGCCCGGTGACAGCGGCTGCAGGTCAATGAAGCGATACAGCACGCCGCCGAGCAGGATCCTGTCGTCCTTCGTCGGCTCGATGGCGACATCGGTGGAGATCAGCCCCAGCTTGTCCCCCTGCAGCACCAGCGTGGCGTCGCGGTTGGTCAGGCTGTAATCGACTTCCACCACCTTGCAGTCGTGCCGCGTCGGTGGCCCCTGCTGCGGGTTGTGCGGCGGCCCGGTGATGGCGCCGTCGCGCTCCAGCTGTGTGGCGTATCCGTAGCCACCGATCAGCCTGCGAGCGGTCGCTTCCAGTCGTGCATAGAGCGCTGCGGCCATCAGACCACCCTCACGGCTGGCATCACCATCGGGCGACGCAGCAGCGGCGCCAGGATCTCGTCAATGCCCGGAATGACCGGACGGTTCGGCGTGCTGCCTGCAGCGGTGCTGGCACCGTATGAGACTTCGATCGGGCCGACCTTCTCGCGCGTGACCTGCGCGCTCGCGACGTAGTCCGGCGATAGGCTGCCGGGCTCGATCAGCTCACGCAACGCTGCTTCGTACGCCGCGTGCTCCACCTCGATCGGCACTGCGTCGGCGGCGATCGGGTTGCCGTCGTAATCGACTGCGCCTGTGCGGGGCCACTCGTTCGGCTGGCCCCGCCCGTCAGTACGCACGCCGGGGAACATCGACTGCCACCGGCCCGAAAGCAGCAGCACCCGGTACCGGCCGTCGATGTAGTCGGTACCGCGCACCAGGGACGACCTGCGGGCCTCCTCACTGCCTGCCGCCCATGCCGCGTTGCCACGGACCAGGTGATACGCGTCTGCTCCTTCCAGCGTGCCGTACATGATCAGCTCCCGGTCTTGGACTTCTCGGCGTCGTCCAGCGCGGCCTGCAGCTTCTCCAAGCCCCAGCGCTTGTCGTGCTTGATGCCGCCGGCTTCCAGCTTGGCGATCAGATCGACCTTCTTCTGGTCGTCGGCGGCCTTCGCGTCGATCACCGCCTGAGCGGCAGCAGCGGCTTCGGCCTTCAGCGCGTCGAGCGATGCGCTGATACGTGCCTCGCGGTCCACTTCGTCCAGCGAATTCCAGTCCTCCAGCGACAGCGCCGAGGCCTTGAACGCTTGCTGCACGACATCGTCGCGCGTGACGCTATCGCCGCCTTCGATGAGCAGGATGCTGTCGGGCAGGTTGAACGTGCCGAGCAGGAACGGCGCGGTGTCGTCCTCCGACTCGCTGAGGATGTTCGCGGCGAGCCACGCCTGCACGACGGCGTTCTTCTTGATGGCCGTCCAGTTCGGCACGGTGGCCGGCGAGCCGGGAATGATCTCGGTGCCGTCCGGCAACGCCAGCGGCGTCTTGTGGTTGTTGCTGATCTTCATTGCATACTCCGGTGTGGCCCCGCCGGTGACGCGCGGGGCCGTTGTGGATCAGATGCCGTCGACGTAGACGACCTGCTTGGGGAGGCGCACGTCCAGGCCGCCCAGGCGCATCACGCCCGGGATGTCCCAGCGCAACGGGCCGCTCTGGTACACCGGCAAGAATCGGTGCGGCATCGGCATGTGCAGCTTCAGGACATTGGCGTCGTAGCGGTACGCGATCATGCGTGCGACGCCGCCGGCACCTGCCGTGTCCAGGTCACGTAGACCGCGCACCGTCAGCTGTTGCCCGGTGGTAGCGGTGTAGACGTTGTTGGCCAGGAAGTACTGCAGGATGGTCATGTCGCTGTTGTCGCTCATCTTCTTGGTGGAGATGAGCATGAACTTCGACCACGGCAGCAGCAGGCGATCGGCGATCGCGGTGGTGTTGGTGCCGTTGAACACGTTGAGGATTGCCGAGTTCATGTCGGCGACGATCTGGTCGGGCGTGGCGGTACCGGCTGCCTGCAAGGTGCCCCATGCGCCGGTGGGCGCTGCAACCGGCGTTACGCCGGCAGCGTTGAACAGGCCGGTGAAACCCTTGCTTGCGTCGCCCTGTAGCGCCACGCGGTCCACCATCACCTCCGAGGCCCGGCGCGCGACGGCAGCGTCCTCGTTGGGCAGGTTAATGCCGAGCAGCTGCGCGCGGCCGACCTCTTCCCAGCCGTAGCCGTAGCCGATACCTGCGGTGTGCACTCCGGTCTGGAACTGCGAGCGGTTGGTGCCGGCCTTCGGGATATCGTCGGCGTTGCCGTTGATCCAGTCAGCCTTGCCGTACTGGTCCTGCGAGTAGTAGGTGACCGACGTGGCGAACTCGCTGCCGGACGTATCGACCGGGATCAGGTCGCGGTACTGGATATCCGGGTAGACGGTGCGGTAAACGCCGGGCTCGATGATGGTGGTCTGCGAGACCACGAAGCCCATGACTACCTGGGCGTCGAAGAGTGGATGTGCACGCATGCGGATAGGCTCCTTAGCCGAGACGGACAACGGCCAGCTGGGCTGCCGCGGTGGTGCTGGTGTCCCAGCGGGCGCCGGTGATGGCGGTGTTGTTGGTGGCGACGTTGGTGAACGCGCCGGCTGCGGTGAGGTACACCGGATCGCCGGCGGCGACGGCGACCGAAGCGGTCACCCAGATGTCGCCCTTGGTGATGACGCGCGCCGATGCACGCTGCGGGAACAGGTCCAGGCCCGTGGCCGAGCGATCCAGCAGCGTGATGCCGAAGAACTTCAGGTTGGCGCCACCGAACGTGACGATGCCCTTGTCCGTCCCGCCCTGTGCCACGGCCAGGCCGAACGCGAGGCCGGCGACGTCCTCGACAGTGCGAAAGATGATGGTGGACGGGATCATCGTGGCCTGCATGCCGCGCGTGGCTGCAGGCTGAATGTCCGGGTAATTGGTTTGCAGTGCCATGGCTTAGGCCCCCTGGTTCTTGGTGCGGTAATCGAGGCCGGCGACGGACGCGGCGTAGCCGTTGTCCTGCACGACGGTGCGGTGTGCGGCGCCATCGCTCAGTGCGCGCGTGACCGGATCGAACGGCTTCACGCCATCGGCGAGGATGTCGAAGCGCGCCTCGATGTAGGCGCCGCCCTTGCCGGCGATGGCGGCGTCGCCAAGCTTGCCGACGACGGCAGCCTTGCGAACGTCCGCATCGCTCTTGCCGCGGTAGTCGGTGTCGCGGATTGCCTTGGCCGTGGCCAGCAGGTCGCCACGCGCCTGCACGCGTGCATCCAGGGCAGCGGCGTCCAACACCTTGCCCTTCAGGTCGTCGATGGCGGCATCGGGCTTGGCGATCTCGGCATCCTTCAGCGCCAGGGCTGCGGTGTGCTCGGTCGCCTGGCGCGCGGCAACTGCGTTGGAGTCGGAGAGCTGGCGCTGCAGCTTGTCGATGGCGATGGCGCTGGCGTCGGTGCATTCGACCGGCAGCCCATCGACCATGACGGTCCGGGTGTTTGTGTTGCTCATGGTGTTGTTCCTCGTTGGGTTGTCGGCGCGATCCTTTCCACCGGGGGCGCGCCCATTCCCGATGCGAAACTGAGAGCCGGCCCGGCCACGGCGGACCAGGGCCAGGTGGTTGTTGCGGATGTCTCGCTGCACCGCGTCGTAGTGCTCGCCTTCCGGCGTGGTTCCAGCTGTCCAGTCGATCTCGGCCGAATAGCCCTGCGACAGCTCGCGCTTGCCGGCCTCGTAGTCGGTGATGGCCTGTTGATCCATCAAGACCAAGGGCACGCGCACGCGCGTCTGGTCATGGGCAACTTCGTCGCCGGTCTGGCCGACCGCGTACTTCTTCCAGTTGTCAGCGTTGACCTGTTCCGGCGGGTGGTCGTTCGTCATGGGCCGATGCGCATAGCTGCGCAGCGTCTCGTCGGAGAACACCTCCTCAGGCGGTCGATACAACCGCACCACCTCCAGGTCAGGCCGCCCGAGCTCGCTGCCCAGGTAGTCTTGGATGCCCGTGCGCGCGACGGATGCCTCAGCCACGAGGTAGCCGTCCGCGGTGCGGCGTGGCGCCGACACCGAGACTCGATCGGTTAAAAACATTTTTCCTGCTCCCAATGAAAAAGCCCCGCGTGGCGGGGCTCTGAATTGACTGTTGGAAGCTATCCACTCGCTAGGGCATCTCCCCTACGAATGGGCGTTCCGGTAGAAGCTGCTGAACTCATCGTCGCTAACAGGTTCCCAGAGGCCAGAAAAATTGCTCTCGATCTGGCCAGTTGGCGTGAGGCGGAATGGACCCGTCTGGATCCGCGCGTGGACCAGATTGAGCATATCCTGCGTCACGGGCCCCTGATCGCTGAACTCGGTGGGGGTGTCCTCGTGGGAAACCATGATCTCGGCCAGCAACTGCAATCGCGCCTGGGGCGTATCACTATCAGCGATGAAGTAGTGGCCGACCTCGTAGCCGTCTTCGACGTAAGCGCAGTAGAGATGAAATGGCATTGCAGCTTCCTTGCTTGATGTGATGCCCGATCCTACGACTTGGCTACGCCTGCCGCAATGCCGGCCGCGGCGTCCTCTTCATCCTCGCGTTCGTCCCCCTTCGGCGTTCCGTAGTGTTCCATTTCCGACTCCAGGCGTAGAACACGTCCTTCGGTCGGCTGCCGAGCGCCGAGTAGATCAGGCACTCATCCAGCACCGACATGGCCGGCGTGTAGATCAGCTCCTGGCCTGCCTTGATGCGGTCGTAGTAGTTCCGGATGTCGTTGTCGCCGGTGCTGTTCAGACCGCCGGGCGACTGCCCCAGCAGACGCGTCGACGGGATATCCGCCGCGCCCGACACCTGCTGCAGGAAGGCAAGCATCACGTCGACCAATCCGCTGAAGGAGGCCGACTTCTGCGTGTACTTCTCCTCCCCATCCAGCACCAGCATGCCGTTGATGCCCTTGGCCATCGCCGCGAGCTGCAGGCGCTGAAGCAGCTGCGCCTCATACGCAGGATCTGCCAGCTGCGACATGAGATTCGGGATGTTCAGCACATCGACCTTCGCCTCGAACACCAGGCTGTCGATGTTGGCGCTCGTGCTGTCTGCACGCTTTACCGAGTCGCTCACCGCCATCAGTACCGAGTCGCCCCAGCCGTCACCGTTATCGATGTCCGGATCTGGCCGATGGGCACCGTGCAGGATGACCAGCCGCGAGGGATGAATCTCGACCTGGCCAGCTCGGGCTGAGGTGAGCGTGTAGAACGCCGGTCGGCCGAAGCTGGGCGACTCAGCGTCGCGATCCAGCTCGCCTGCGGTCAGGATGCGCTTGGTCAGCACGTTGAGGTGCTTGACGCCCTCCTTCCTCACGCGCGTCGGGTCCAGCGGCTTGCTGGCATCAGAGTCGCCGGTACCGATGTAAATCGCAGCGCCACCGAACAGCCGCGCCTTGGTGTGCGCCTCCAGCAGCTTCACCTGCAGGCCAAGGCGCTTCTCCTCCGCTTCGATGGCGCTGATCTGGTTCTGATCGGCGTTCCATGTCCGCCAGTTGCGGCAGCCGTCGAGCGCGGGGATGTCGATGATCTTGCGAGCGAGCCACGTGCCGCGGTAGGCGTTGCTGGCATCAATGTCGCTCAGCGGCGCGAGCGCGTAGTGGCTGTGCAGCGCCTTGTCGCGCGAGGTGCCCAGGTTGGCCACGAGATTGACCAGCCCGTCTTTCAGTTGTGCGAGCTTGCCCATCAGAGTGCGTTTCCAAGGTTGTAGGTGCTGCCTGTGACCAGCTCAGCGAATGCGCCAGAGAGTGCGTCGACCTGGTCGTCGTGCTTGGCGTTGGGCAACTCGGCGATCTCGTCGAGGAAGGCGGCCACCCAGGGGCCATTCACCAGCTTGATGTTCCCGGCCTCGGCCTGCGCCTCCACCGGTGTTGCGCGGACCTCCTTCGATCCGGACTCGATCGCAGCTTGACGTCCCAGCCGGCGAGCAGCTTGATCTGGTGCGCGGCGTTGGACTTGCCGGCGGCACCAGGATCCTGCGGGATGCGTACCTTGATCGTCCTGCCATCCTGCCGCGCGGTGTTCGTCAGCATCCGTTCCACGCCGGCGGGCGACACCTGGTCGCGCAGCACGTCGAGCACGTAGTAGATGCCGCCGACCTCGCCCAGCAGCAGGCCGACCGTGTAGTCGGGATCGCTGCTGGTCTTCTCCTTCGGATCGGTGGCGCCGAAGTCCCAGCGCCGAACCTTGCGCGCGGTCGAGATGGCCGGCGCCGCTTCGACGACCTCGAACCAATCCCGCTTGAACGAGCCACCGTCGCGCGGTGTTGGCCGCTGCTGGTAATGGCCGGCATACGCGTAGGTGCCTTTGGCGCGCTTCAGCCATTCGATCTCGGCGCGGGGAAAGCGCTCCGGAAAGAGCAGTTCGCCCTCGTGGGTGCGCGGATCCTCGAAGAACAGCTTGCCGTCGACGTAGGTGCGGCACGGCCCGCCGGTCTTCTTGCCGTCCTTGTCCGTCCGCTCCTCCTCGAACTCCATCGGGAGGTTGAGGTGGACGAAGCCCAGATCCAGCTCCATCGCCACCGCTGCAATGTCCTGCTGGTGCAGGCGCTGCATGATGATGACCATGGCCGACGACGTGATGTCGTTGAGGCGGTCGGTGATGCCCTCGCGGAAGATGCGGACGGCGGTCTTGCGCTCGGCGTCGCTCTCGGCTGTTTCGGTTGAGTGCGGATCGTCGACCTTGACCCGGTCGCCGCGTCCGCCCGTCATCGAGCTGAAGGGTCGGGCCTCACTGAAGCCGTTGCCGGTGTTCTCGAACTTCCCCTTGGCGTTCTGGTCGCCGCGCAGCTTCAGCAGCCACGCCGCCTGATACTGGTCGCTCTCGATGAGGCGCCGCAGCTTCAGGTTGTCGCGCAGGACGTTCGGCTGGCTGTAGGAGGTGGCCAGCGTCTGCAGGTCTGCGCGGCCGCATGCCCCCCACTCCCAGGCAGTCCAGAACACCAGCACCAGCGACTTCATCATGCCGGGCGGCACGGTGATCAGCAGGAACTGGATGCGCCCCTCTGTGACCGCCTCAAGGTGCAGGCACATCGCCCGCAGTGCCCAGCCGATCTTGAGCGGCCGGGTCGGTTCAAGCACGTGCCAGTGCTCGCGAATGAATCCCTCCAGCGACTGCGACCGCGCCCGGATGCCTTCAACATCCTCAGCGATGCGCAGGCGCTCGCGCTCAGCCTCCCGCCTCGCCCTCTCCGCTCAAATCTCCGCCAGCGACGGCAAGCGGACCGAGGATCGATTCAAGGCGATCGAGCTCATCGTCTGACAGTTTGCTCAGGTCGTAGGTGCCAATGGCACCGGAATGGCGGTGGCGCTCGACGGCGAGGCCGTACAGCTTTGCCTTGCCCATGGTGGCGGCGACCATCGCGGACGCCTGCTTCTCTCCCTGGGCAATGCCCTGGGCTTCCTCCAGCTCTGCAGCCAGGGAATGCACGGTCACGGCCGCCTGCTGGGCGACCTTGGCTTGCGCCTTCTGGATGGCGGCGGCGATGTCGGGTTTGGTCAGGTTCTCCGACCCAACACTCTTGGCAGTCTTCTCGCTATAACCGGCGCGGATGGCGGCCCGGGTTGCGTTGCGGTCCTTCAGGTACTCGACCACGAACTGCTGCTGCTTTTGGGTCAGTCCGGGCGCTGCACGCGCCTTGGGCTTGGGTTTCTTCTTGGGCATGGGCTTGGCTCCCCGGGTGGGGGCCGATAGGTGCTCGGAAATTGCGGAAGTGGAGCGAGCGAGAACGGCGCAGCAATCGGCGCCGGGCGGAAATTGTGCGCATGGATCACCGCGGACCGACCGCCCAAAGTGGCCCCGCTGCATTTCGGTACACGTACAACGGAGAAATCGTTCTCCGTTCGCAGCAACCACTCACTCAGGAGCAACATGGCAACTATCGAAACAATGCTTATCAACGTGGCCGTCCAGGTCATTCCTCCACTTGTCGGGGCGCTGCTCCGCCGCTGGCAGAGAGATCTGGACTGCCCCTGTCAGCGGCCACTACGGCTTGGCAGGCGCGGAGCTGGTCGTCGGCGTCACGGCCGACTCGAACAACAGCGCCCGCAAACTCTTCTCGGCGCTCGGCGGCCGCATCACGTTCGGCGGCGCCGGCGGAAGCCTCGGTGAGGCGCTGGGTTTCACAGCTGGCCCACCCGTCCCGCAGCTTGAGAGTACCGCTGCCCAGGTCAGCCACAACAGCATCAGGGACGGCCTGGGCCGCCTGCCGGTCTTCTTCATGCTTGGCTCCAATGTCGGCCAGTGCCTCGGCCTGTTGGTGTTCGGTGGATCGGGCGGCCTGCTCCCCGGCCAGGGCGTCGAGGGCGGCCCCTGCCTTCTGCTGGCTGGTGGCCCCCTCGGCACGATCACCGCGCCAGGCCCAGCCGGCACCGAACACGGCAGCGGACCAGACCAGCGACACGAATACCGCGATCAGGATGCGATTCATGGGTTGCTTTCTGGTTGAGCTTGCTGATCAGCCGGCGTGCTGAATCGGCGCATCTGCCATTTGCGATATCGGTCGCCAGGAGCTGTAGCGAGCGAAGCCGCCATCTCTTCTCGAGTTGATTGCTTCGGCGGCGGCAGCGGGCCGATCAACAAGTCCGCAGCCTCGTGAAACTGAGCGCTCGTATCCAGCCCGAACCCAACACGCGCCCGGAGAACCTTCTTTTCTACACTTCCAGTTGCCAGAGCTGCTGTACTCGAGTCCATCAAGAGTCGAGCCATTTCCGCGACATGCCATGCCTCAACTACCGCTGACACTTCGTGTTTGCCGAGTAGTCCGATCTTGCTTGCTAAGGCCAGGTAAACGACTGGCTCAGGAATTCGCAATCGAATGGCTATTACCTCAGAACTGGTTCGCTCTGCTTCTTGCTCGCCGATGAATCGAGACAGCGTGTGAAAGCGCTCATCGAAGGTCATGGCAAAGCATCTGAGCTCGACCCCGATTGCTGAGCGAACGCTGTCTACTTCCTGCTGCCTCATATGATCATCTCGCTTTCGATTTAGGTGCGCGTTGAACAGGGCGCCGAGAAGAAGCGCGATCAGTCCCACCAAACTCCCGATCAGGTTTCCTACCCACGGATTCACCTTGATCCAGGCTAGGCAGGCCAAAAACCCTGCTAGTGCTGCATCTCCAACCCTGAACATCCACTCGCTCATCACTTTCTCCCGTCGTTTAGCGGGGAAGTGTGCAACTAAGTTGGCAGCTAGGCAGGCTCGCAGTGCTGAATGCGGTTTGTGATGCGCTTAAACTTTCGCTTGTTGTCGCTCATCTCAAACCCTCGTGTTGGTGTAGGCGATCCAGATCCAGGCCAGCGCGGCCAGTAACAGGCCGCAGAGTGCGGTGATCAGCCAGCCGGGTGGATCGCGTGGCGGCGGCAGGCCGCGGTCCCAGTTGTCGGCCATGTCAGGAGCCCGCCTCTCGCTGCGCCCGGTAGTAGTAGCCACCGATGGCACCCATCAGCGGGCCCAGGTTGCCCAGGAGCAGCATCAGCACGTCCTTATTGCCCGCCGGGATCTCCGAGTTGACGAGCACCGCGATGGCCAAGCCATAGAGCAGGAACACGATCAAGGCGATGCCGAGTCGTGCTGTGCCCATGTTTCGGCTGATGAAGGTCATGGCGTGACCGCCGATGCTCCCATGACCAGGCGCATGACCAGGCGCGACACTGCGCGCTTATCGCGCTCGGTGGCATCGCTGAACATCTCCCAGCGGAACTCCTGGATCACCGAGCCGAACTCCAGCCAGTCGCCCTTGCGTGCCGCTGCCCACAGGTCGGCGCTGTCGCGCACCACCGTGGCGCCGATGATGTCGGCGATGGCGATGATGTACGGCAGCGAGCCGCGCATTTCCGGGTGCACCGCCAGCAGCTCGAAGAATCGACCGCGCAATGTCTCCTGGGCTTCCATGACGTCCTCGGTCAGCTCCAGGGTGGCGGCGCGCTCACTCTGCTCACGGGTTTCGATCGCCCGGCCGTAGCCCAGACGCAGCACGTGCCGGCTGTCGCGACGTGGGCGGGTTGTCCGGCCCCAGCATTCCTGCAGCAGCAGCACGGCCTCGTTGAGCGATTCACGCTCTGCGGTCAGCAGGGCTTCGTCGTCCAGGTCCGGCATCGTCATGCGCTCCCAACCTTGCCGCCGGCCTTCGTGTACGCGGCGATGAGCTTCTCGATCGCGTGCTCGGGCTGGCCGTAGCCGGCGCCCGGTAGGCTGGCCCACAGGTTGCGTACCTTCGCCACCGCTTCCGCGAAGCGACCGGACTGGATGTCGGCGATCGCGCGCCGCTCCTTGATCAGCTGCAGCGCCCATCGGTCCTGCGAGAGCGGGCCGAAGTCCGGCAGCCTCAGCAGGTCGCGGTAGTGCGCGTAATCCTTGAGCATGAACTGGTAGCGGCCAGACGCGTTGCTGGTCAGCCCATTCGTGTTGATCGCCTTCGACTTGCGGCCGCCGGCGAACGGATGCCGGCTGTAGTCGGTGAAGATCTCCGGCTTGCGATCGGCACCGGTGACGATGACGTCATACCCGGCATTCTTCGTGGCCGGGCTTGTGGACGTGCCCTCGGAATGCGCAAGCATGTCCAGGAAAGCCACGACGTTGCGGCCACCGGCTTGTTCGGGCGTGATGACCGCCATGACGTTCTCCATAAACGAAGAAGCCCCGCCGAACGGCGAGGCTTACAAAAGATGCAGCGCCCCAGACGCCAGCCGCTCGGGCTCTTACCTGGGATATCGACCTACGAGCAGCGCTACCTATAGCTGCGGGCTCTGTGCTAGCAGCCCACCTTGTGTCACTTTGTGCAGATATTCGGTGGACCTAGGAAGAGCCAGCTCATGTTCTGCATTGATCCAAACCTGAAGCCGGACTGGGATGCGTGGTCTGCAATTGGCTCACTTGCATCTGCAATAGGCACCTTTGCTGCTGCAGCCATAGCCCTGACCATTTGGCTTACGGACCGCCGCACGAAGAAGAAGGATCGCGAGGCTGACGCTCAAGTACTTTCGATGTTGATGCTTTCTGAGCTGTCTGCGCTCATGAGCACCACTCATGCACTTAGCTCTGCAGTGCCAACTGATCAAGCGGAACGGGGCTTCAAATGCGCGCAATTCGCTCTACGGCCGCGTGAGCTCGCAAGCTTGATGTCGAGGGGTTTGGCGCTTAGGACACCACGGCTAGAACGATTAACCGAACGGGCTGGCGCATTGCCTGCGACTGCGTCTAAAGCGATCGCCTCGCTTATGACCTCAGTTCTCGGCATTGAGAAAATGTTTGAGTCAGCGAGCTCGGCAGACTCAATGGACCTTTTGGAAGTCGAGTTGATCCTTGATCTCTTGCTACAGCTACATAAGGATGCAGAGCACACGTATCTCGCGCTCGTCGCAGCCACCGGAGCAAGCAAAGCCTCGCTGAAATCGATCAAGCACCAGCTAGACAATGTGCCTTCGTAGGACGGCGAGCACCGCCGCGGTGGTCCTGTCCTTCAGCAGGTCCGCTGCGCCGCGCTGGTCCCGTCCAGCTGGGCAGATCGCGGCAGTGCTCTCCGATAGGTACCGACCGCCGCCGGCGGATTGGTGGGCGGCGTCATGTCGCCGGCCCGTGCGCGATCCCGGCGCGCAGCGCCTCGCTTCTCGACGAGGACCTGGCACGCTGGCAGCGGTCGGTATTTGGGCCCCAGAAACGCGAAAACCCGGCGCTGGGCCGGGTTTCAGGTGGAACTTTTGACAGTTGCAGAATTAGGGCATTTGCTTGTGCAACTTGTCAATACTGATAGGTCAAATTATTTTCTGGAAACCATTCATGGAGGATCGAAGATGTTCGTCACGTACAGCGCCACTCATTTAGTCATCGCCCAAATCGTTTCCGTGAGCAGTCCCATCGCCGTCTTCATGGTCGGCGGGAACCAGTTTCGTGTCGACGTGCGAATGTCGAACGGCGACGAGCACAGCGAGAAGTACTCAACGATGGAAGAAGCACAAGTCGCGGTGAATGCATTGGTCAAGGCGATCAGGGGCTAAGCCGCATTGGCCCAGGCGCCGGCGAACCAATCGACGGCGCGTTCTAGCTCTCGGCGGTACTGCCATATCGAAACCTTGCCGCCGTACTGCTCCGCCACCATGCGGGCTTTCACAGCCTGGCTCGCCGCCACGGTGAACTCGGTGCGCACCACCAGCACGCGCAGCGGGAACTGCCTGCTCATTGACGCTAGCGCCCGGTCGATCCAACGCAGGTCATCGGGGATGCCGATGTCGACGGCGACCTCCGGATTATCGTGCGGCCGGTCGGCGTCGTTCCGCGCGCGCACCGGATCTACGGCCCAGGCCGGGATCTCGCCGAGCGATGTCAGCCCAGCCCGCTCGGCCATGAAGCGCCGCCGCTGGCGACCGTCGCGCTCCACCAGCTCGCAGAATGCCTGCTCCACCGTCTTGGGCGCGTAATCCTTGGCGTTCTCCAGCACGTGCCGGCTGCGGTCGGCGCGGCTCAGGGTGTAGCGGTTTGCGTGGGCGTATCCCCACCGGCGCAGCTCAGCGAGCAGCGGATCCTCATTACGCCGCATGGCGAAATTCCTCCAACGTTTCATCATCCAGCCGGAACTGCGGCAGCCGGCCGTCGTCCTGGCACATCCCCATCTGCCTGCTCTCATTGCCCTGGCAGTGCACGATCCCCAGCGTCCGATCGCGGCAGCTGCAGAACGCGCACAGCCCGCGGTTGCGCACTGCCGCCGCGTACCGCTTGCGCAGAAGCTTCTCGTAGTAGGCCTCGGGCCGGCTCAGGTTCGTCGGGTTGAGCGTCATGCAGCGAGAGCTCCCGGCTGATTCTTCTGCTCGTGCCACAGGGCCAGCAGCAGCGCCTCGGCGCGGCCGTCGTCCTTCTTGCGCTGCAGCTGGGGCGCGGCGGACGGGAAGCGCCGGATAGCCAGCTGCCGTGATGCGTCCTTGTCCTGACCGATCAGCCCGAAATGGCGCTTCCAGCTCTGCGGCTCGGCCAAGCTGAAGGGGATGCCCATCACCTCGAGCACGGCCTTCGCCTTCGCGTAGCTCTCGCCGAAGTTCATCGACGACTGCGCGCCGGCCTGCCGGCCGTTCTTCGGCGGCATCGCCCGCACCCGCTCCACGCATCCCGCGAATACCGCTCCGGGGTGCTGGCTACGGACCTCGCGGATGAAGACCGCGATCGCACGCGCATCTACTTCCTGCTTCTTGCCCACCGTCATTGTCGGCATGTCTAGGATGGGCCCAGCCTCGCCGTCGATCAGCGCGGCCACGGCGCCGGACATGCCGGGATCAATTCCGAACACCACGCGCAGCGTCATCGTGCACCTGCCTTCAGCGCATAGGCCTGCTGCGCCCTCTCGCGGGTACTGGCGATCGCCTTCTGCTTGCCGACGGCGACGCGCCGCTTCACCTCGGCAATCGTGTCGGCGCCGTCGCGGATTGCATCGATGCAACGCGCATAGGCCGGATAGGTGCGCGAGAACTCGGCGACACTTGCGAACAACTTGCCCTCGAATCGGATCGGGGTGGCGGTCATGGCCGCTTCTCCAGTTCGGCCAGCAGCGCGTCGGCCTGCTTCACCGCGTCGTGCGCAATCCACTGGCTGACCTTCATGTCGTTCACGGCCGCATGCCGCGCCAAACGGTTGTAGCCGTCCTCGCTCTGGATGCTGCCGACGATCCCTTGCATCGCCGCCTTCGCGAACTCCTCGCGCTTGGTCAGACGCTCCACGCGCTGATCGCCGTTCGAGATCAGCCTCGCTGATTGCTGAATGCTCATGCCGCCTTCCTCCGCTCTGCATCGGCTTCGTCCCACCCTTCGCGCCACGCCTCGCGAAGCAGCGCACCCTCCTCGCCCATGGCGTACTTCGGTGAGTCGTCGCGCTTCTTGCTGGCCTGACGCGCGCGGTGGCCGGCGAGCCGGGCGTTCTCGTATTGCTGCTGGTTCATGCTGCCCTCGGGATGTTGAGTAGGTGGTCCTGGTATTCCTGCCAGGCTTCAGTGCCGCGGCCACCCAGGACATCGAACGTCCAGATGCGGAACTCGCGGGCGTGGTGCTTGAAACTGGGTCCGAAGACCTCGCGCATGCGGTCGCGGGTCATGCCGGGCATCTGGTCGCCGTCGTGGTGCCAGGCGCCGAGCGCGACGACGGCGTGCTGGCCGATCTGCTTCTGGCCGTGCAGGTCGCCGAGGTTGCGGTGGTGGATCTGCGTGTGGCCGCACTGGATGGCGCGCTGCAGGCCGGCGGTGATGCGCCAGCGGCAGACGACGCAGCCAAGTGCGCGGGCCGCGTCCTGGTACGCCTGCTCGGGCTTGGTAGCTGCCTTGATCGCACGACGCATCAGTCGTACTCCCCGAGCAGCTCCACCTTGCGTATGCTCCCGACCTTCAGACTGTGGGGATGCGCATGGATGCAAATACGAAGATCAGCTGGGAGCGGGCGCTCAAGGCTTCGGGCTGGATGACGGTAGGCGCCGTACTGGCATTTGGCGCGCTTGGCATCATTGGCCAAGTCCACTTCGGCAAAGATGCGCCGGCGTGGGTGCAGGCTGTTGGCAGTGTTGCGGCCATCGTCGCGGCGATCATCATCGCCTGGTTGCAACACCACCAATCTAGAAGCGATCTCGAGGCACGAGACCGACGAGACGAGATCGCCCGATACGTACGTGCCAACCGCATTCTCGAACGCTTCACTAGGACCATCGACGAACAGATGGCCGCGGCCGTTGAACTGCGCCGATCCGGACGAAGCGGCGATCTGCGGGTTGTGCCTGTCCCGGATGAAGTCCGAGAGCTTGAACGTGAAATGCACCTTCTTTCGTTGGCTGCCGGGCCTGGTTTCTTTTCCATCAACTTTTTTGAAGAAGCGCAAGCCTTTCTTCGACACCAGACGCTCGTACATACCGACACGGAAGCCTTCATCGAGAAGCTGACCAACGCCAGAGAATTGTGTCGGTTGGCGCTCAAAGAAGTCAGGGTGTACCTGGGATAGCTCTTGCAGCCGAAGCATCACGCGGCCCTCCGCGCGGGTGCCGGCTGCGTGCTGCCCTGTCCGTTGACCATCATCCAGAACTCGGTCAGGACGTCGTTAATCAGCACATGCGCGTACGCGTTGCCGATGTGGCGCGTGATGCCTTCGAACAGCCGGCGGAACTCGTCCTCATCCATCGAATCGAACGCCAGCGACCGCGCGACCGTGATGGGGATGGTTTCGATCCTCGGCAGGACTTCGCGCAGCAGCTTCGCCGCGCCAGGGCCGAAGGCTGCATCTGACGCGGCAAGCACTGCGGCAACCACCGGTGTGGCATCCATATCGATCTGCTCGCAGCAGACGTTCGCCTCGCGCTGCAGCTGCTTGATCGCCTCGTGGCTGTCCAGGTTCTCCCAGCCTTCGACGTTCTCAACCATCAGCTGGCCGATCTTGTGCAGCAGCCGGTGGCGCCAGGCGTCGCGAGGTGCCTTGATTTCCAGCCGCACCTCCTGGCCGCGCCGGTAGCCGCGCTGCTTCATCAGCTCGCGGTCGACCGGATGCTCGGCGAGCATGGCCAGCCGCTCCTCGCCGGTGTCCATCACCACCACGCGCTCGATCAGCGCATAGATGGGCCGCGATGCGCGCTTGGCGCGGATCTTCTTTGCTGCAGCAGTCATGGTCATGCGTCGACGTCCTGCCGCGGCGTGCGCGGCTTGAGGTTGCGGAAGCCGCGCGAGCGCGGGACCGGCTTGCCGTCGTCGCTTTCGATCGGCGCCGGCTCCCAGTACTCGGGCAGGTTCTGGAACTTGAAGCGCTCCGGCATGTAGAGCACGCGCACCTCGCCAGGTGGGCCACTGCGCTGCAGCGGAACCAGCAGCTCGGCAGCGCCCTTCCAGCGGCTGTCGCGGTGGTACACCTCGTCGCGGTAGATGAAGATCACCGCATCGGCGTCCTGCTCGATCGATCCGGAGTCACGCAGATCCGCAGGCTGCGGGCGCTTGTCGGGGCGGTCCTCCAGCTTGCGATTGAGCTGCGACAGCAGCAGGACCGGCACGCCGAGCTCACCGGCGAGCAGCTTCAGGCCGCGACTGATATCGCCGCCCCCGTTGGCGCGGTTGTCGCCCTGGATCTCCATCAGCTGCAGGTAGTCGATGACGATCAGGCCCAGCGGCTTACGTGCGTGCTGCCGGCGTGCCTGCGAGCTGACATGCTCGACGCGTGCCCGGCGCGGCCGGCTGACGAAGATGTCCGCCGCGCGAAGCTTGCGCATGGCGCTGGTGACGTTCGTCCAGTCCACGTCGTCCAGGTCGCCGCAGCGGATCCGGTTGCCATCGATGCCGCCGACCGACGCCAGCATGCGGTCGCCCAGCTCCTCCGCCTGCATCTCGAAGCTGAAGACCGCGACCGCTTTGCGCAGGTGCAGTGCGACGTGCTCGGCGATGTTCTGCGCCAGCGTGGTCTTGCCCATCTTCGGGCGCGCCGCCAGGACGTACAGGCTGCCCGGCTTGAGGCCACCCAGCAGGTCATCCAGGTCGTCGATGCTGGTGGTGATGCCGTGGATACCGCCGCCGTCGCGGGAGCGCTCGCCCAGGCGTTCGAATACACGATCCATCACTGGCGCGACGGATTCCAACTCGCACGGCTGGCTGTCCATCAGCGAGCCGATGCGCGACTGGGCGGCGCCGATCAGCTCGATGCTGCTCTGCCCTTCCGGGTTGTAGCCTGCGTTGGCGATGTCGGTGCCGACCTGGATCAGCCGGCGAAGCCGCGCCTTGTCCGCCACGATCTCCGCATAGGCGCGGATGTTGGCCGCCGACGGCGTGGTACTGGCCAGCTCGATCAGGTACGCGCCATCGGCCACCTGCTCCAGCAGACCCTGCGCTTTGAACCAGTCGCCCATGGTCACCATGTCGAAGGGCCGGCGCGGGTTCGCTGTCGCCATCTCGCGGATGGCGCGGAAGATCAGCACATGGTCGCGGCGGTAGAAGTCGCCCTCCTCCACCAGGTCGGCGATGTCGTCCCATGCGCGGTTGACCAGCGAGCACAGCCTGCTCGGCTTCCACGCTGTGCGGCGGCATGCGCAGTGCCTCCGATGGCCGGTCGTGCCACATAGACGCGCTCTCTGCGCGCTCGGCGTACATCTGGTCGAGAAATTGCGACTCGTCGGCGTGGTGGTCGTAGTCGTGGACCGTGCTCATGCTGCGTTCTCCGTCATCGCCCGATCGAACAGCTTCGCGATGACTTTCTCGCGCAGCAGGTACTCGAAATCGGGCTTCCAGTTCTCGTGCCCGGCACCGCCAGGCTGGCGGCCGGAGTGGAACTCGTCGTCAGCAGCCGTCTCGAACAGCGCCGTCCAGAATTCGGGTGTTACACGCTCGCTGCCGGTGCGCTGCTGGCACAGTTGCCGCACAGTTGGCAGGCAATCCTCAACGGCCTTCAGCCTTGGCTTGTTGAGCACCGTGCACTTCGCAAGCACACCATTCGGCTTGGCCAGCGTTGCGTTGAACGCAGCCTGCGCGTCCTCGGCGATCCGACGTATGCGGCTTGCTCGCTTGGCCTTCAGATCGGCAGGCGGTGGGTGGTCGCCCGTCAGCGTCAGCTGCGGGGACGACTCTGAGCGAAGCGAAGATGCTTCTTCCTGCTCCTGCTCCTGTTCCTGTTCCTGATTAGGCATAGCCTTAGGGGAAGGCTTTCCGGAAGGCTTTCCGAAAGCCTCATCGAAAGCCTTAGCAAAACCCTCTCCAAGCTTGCAAACAAAGGTTCTCAGGCATTCCAAAGCCTCAGACTTGAGGGCACATTCGGGAATCAGGTCGAACTCCGCAGCCCAGCTGCGCACCACGTTGGGCGACTCCGGGCGGTTGTGCTGGATGGCCTTGGGAATCCACACCACACGTGCTTTGAAGTCAGCTTTGACCATGCCTTGCCGAAAGGCTTCCGCGAAGGCTTTGTCGAAGGCTTCCAGTTCCCAATCGAGCTCCTCAGCCATCGCGGCCCGGCCGGCGCGGAACAGTCCAGGGATGGGGCCGGTGTGGGGGCCGGTGATCAGATACAGCCACAGGCCCTGACCGCTGGGCGGCATCGGCGAAAGCGCGCGAAACTTCTCGTCGCCCCACGTCCTGACCTCCACCTTGCGGTAGCGGCTGCGCGCCGACCGGGTTTCGGTGTCGATGCTCATATCAATCGCCCTGCCCGCTCCATGCGCTTCACCTGGCGGTCGCTACGGCCCTCGCATTCGCGTTTCATGTCGAGCCAGTAAGCGCGCGCAACCGCCTTCTTGTTGGCTCCCTGCGCCTGCCGCAGCAACTCCGCCAAGCGGCGAATGCGGCGCCAGTCCTAGAGCAGCTGCAGGATCATGCTGCGGCCCTCGTGACCTTGGCCTCTGCGAACGCGGCCTGCGCCATCTGGCCGAAGATCGCCTGCAGCTGGCCGCATAGCGTTGCCAGTGCCTTTGCCTCGTTGAGGGTGAGCACCTGGTCTGCGTACGAATCGGCGATGAGCTTGCAGAGCTTGCCCTTCAGCTCGCCGGCATCCAGCAGCGATTCGACAACGCCGCCGGCCAGCGTCACGTCGGCGCGCTGGACGATGAAGTCGTGCTCGGCGGCGAGCGCGTGCAGGATCCGAAAGTCGCCGCTCAGCCCCATGATCTCGCTGGCTTCGGCCAGGGTCAGGTGGTGCGTGCGCGTGTTCGGGTTGACTTTGCTGCGGAGGACAGCCGCAGACATCTGCTTCTCCTCGCCCTTGTCGTTGATCGAGATCAGGCGTGTAGCCAGGGCAAGGCTGCCGCCGGGATAGTCTTTGACGGTCTTGTGTGCTGCATCGGAGATGTTCATTGGCGGGACACCTGAACGGGGATCGTGAAGGGACCATCCGCCACTCTTTGCGCTATGGACGCACTGCAACGACGGATAAAGTCAGCGAGAAGAAGGGCCCCAAACGTCACGACGATCGTGCGTGTGGGAGGCAACGTGTTTGGGCTGCGGTGGGTCGACGGGCGCATGCACGTGAAGCTGTTACGGAAGGGGTGAGACATGACCAGGGAAGGCGTCGCCCCCCTTGAGGTAGGCTGCGGTCACGACACGCACAGCCCGCAGGAGGGCGACATGGAACTGCTTGAAAGAGATCTGCAGAGGCAACTGCTCACTCGGCTCGCGGCGCACTACCCGAAGCAGATCCACATCAGCCAGCTGGAACTCCCTCGCTGATCCCCGCCGGTCCGCCGGCACCACCGACGAGGTTTTCCATGTTCCAACTACGAGAAGCCACCGCAAAGGTGGTCAAGTTCAACCCCACTTCGGAGAAGCACGGGCCGGAGATCGTGCCCGGTGGCTCTATCACCCTTGAAGTGGTCGCAAGCAGCGAAGTGCTCAACGACTTCCAGCCCGGTTTGCGTGAAGCACTGTACCGCGCGCCCACGTCCGGCGATCAGGGATCTCTGTTGCAGGCCAAGAATAAGGATGATCTGACGGCCGTGCGCTTCTCCCAGCTGGAGACGTCATGGTCCGGCGAATACCCAGGGTATGAGGCGCAGATCAGCAATGGCCTTGGCTTGGAAGAGCCGATCGTGCTGGTCGACGCAAAGCTCAAGAACATCGGTTTCAAGCTGCTGGATGGTGGCAGCGTGGGCATCAAGTTCACGCTCATCGCCCATCAGGACACCGACGAATCAGGGCTGCTGTGTCACATGCAGCGCCGAGAGGTGCAGGTAACGATCACTTCACCAGCTCGCGAAGCCGCTGACGAAAACCTCAGCGAAGGCAGCGACACCCTGGATGCGCAGGACACCGCGGCAGCTGCTGCCGAAGCCGCAAGCCTGATCGACGCCGGCAAGAAGGTGGCGGCATGAACGCGCCCGTCCGCATTCCACTGATCGACGTGGAAAGCCGCCAGATCGCGGCAATCGGCCACGACGCCGCCAGCCAGACGATTGACCTTTGCCACGACTAAACGATTTGATATTGACATGATAAATTGCCATTAATTCCCGGTTGAGGTTGGTTGATAGTGGGGATATCAAAATGGCGAATTGCTTGTCAGTCTAGATGATAAGGACGATTGTAAATTGGAGAGATACGTCACGGTGTTTTTTGCCGTTATTCGCATGAGACCACGACTCATTCGTCTCGAAAGAGACGGCTTCTCATCGCGAAAGCGATGCCCACGGTTTTTGCGAAGCAAAGAACCATATGTGGGCCCTTGCCCTCTCCATTTTGGGATATTTACAAAGAGGATTAGAAGATATAAGTAGAAAACATAAGCGGCAAGTTACCAACAACCGCTGGCGAGCCTAAAATAAAAATGAACAAAACCTGTACGGATTGAGAAATAGTTCGATCTAAAAAATACTCCCCAAGCAATTGCAAGAAATAAAAAACCACCGATCACAACGAGAGGGCAGCTACAAAAATGGAATGGCTTAAATTTTTAACAGGCGAGATCGCTGCCGGCTCTATTATCGCTTTTCTCTTAGCAGCTGTATTTGCATGCTGGCGCTCAGGCTCTCTCCATCCTATCAATACTCGTGTCTTGCGATTACTTATCAGCAAAGACGACATTGAAGACACAGTCATTCGCAAGAATTTGGCGGATCACTCCGCGCTTGCGGGATTTCGAATGACACATCAAATTCGCGCCCAAACGTTAAAAGACGCTAAGGCCCTCATTACCTTTTCGGATTTACACAACATCCCGCTCAAACTGATTGGACATGCAGGGTGGGCGTTTGATCTCAAAAGCCATGTCATCCACCCTAAAAGAGTCCATTCTAAAGGATGGTCTCTTTTACCATTTGGTGCAGTTATAGTATTCCTTATTCTTGCTGCCATACTTTGCATAATTGCCAGCAATGACAGCTTGTTGGTGACCTTGAAAGAGACACATACGAGTCTATTTATTTCAGAAACGGAGGCAAAGACGACAGGGCTTTTCTCAATCAAAAGTGAAATACTAACTATTGAGCAATGCAAGAACACCGCCGAAAAACAAGTCATCCCACCCACATTCGACCCAAGAGACCTTAAAATTCTTTGCGAGGTTTGGGCAGATCCAACACTTAAACCGCATCTAGCGAAAGAGGTGCCTAAGCAAAGACATGCATCACTGTTTGCCTTCGTGGTCGCACTATGGTGCGCTTGGCAGTTCTATACCTTATTCAGAGAGTTGATCTCTGCAAATAAACTGAAAGATCTTCTTGAAGAACGTCAGCTAGGCACAAGCCAGTAGCATCGCATGCAGCTTAAATCAGCGCAAGAAATGAGGAGGGTTTCGCCTCCTCATTTTTATATTTCTATTTTAAGCTAGCTTAGAGTGCAGCATGGTTAAACCTGTACGGCTTCGATGAGGTGTCGGTGGAGGTTCTGCCCTCGCGACAAGATATATTTCAACCTTTTGTTAGCTGCCAGCAACAACCTGTTGACACGTGACATTGGATTTGACGGCGGCCACCTTGACGCCATCAGCATCCACAGCAGTTGTTTCAACGCCATAGACGATTGTCGCGGTCGACGCAGACGAATTGCACCCAAAATTCCAAGTGAAAGTATCGTCGGTAGTCGAGTTGATCGTAAAATCGCCATCATTGCAACTGCCACGGGGGCAGGTGACATGGGCATGAACTTTGATCGGAAATTGTGGAAAGCCTTCGAACTTTACTACGACCGGCGGACGAGTTTTATTGGGACCACTAATATTGGCAGCACTGATCAACTTAAATGGCTTGCAGACTTTTGACTCTCTTGAGAGACGCGCGCCCTTTTCGATACCTTTGGCCATGAGATCTTGGAAGACAGGGTCGACCATAGCTGCTGCATCGTTGACATTGTCTTTAAAGCCTACCTCAACGACCACTGCCGGAAGATTTGCGAAGTTATTCTCACCGTAAAGAGTCGTCGGCTGTTGAGTAGTAACAGCCCAAGTTGCATATGTCGAATTTGAATTGATGACCTCTTTCATGGCACAAGTAAGATTTGATGCCAAGGTGGAGGCACCGGCTTTACTACTATTATAGAATAAGCGACTACCTGAGGCAGTGGTCTGAGGAGTGCCTGCATCAGATGCTGCATTCGTATGGATGGTGATCATCTGGTCAGCTTGAACATGATTCGCATACAAGCCTCGCGAACGGATGTCATCATATTCATGATCTTTGGGGTTCCGCTTGTTTTCCGCAGAATAGTTGTTCCAGACTTCGGGGTTATCCGGCAGTAGGCTCTTGATATAGTATCTGCCGGCCATGTTCTTAAAGGGTGGGCAGACCACGGGATTTCCAGAGCACGCCTCATTGTAAGCGTCGTTTGAAGTAGACCTTGCAAGATACTGCGTGACGCCACTGCTGCGTGCAGTAACGCTTGTTGCAACTGCTGCTGCAAGAACAGATGTTTGCAGATCTTCAATCTGATTGGCGATTGTAGGGCGCTGGTATGCCCATGCGGCCTTGGCGGGATTGGTGGCATTGACCAACACAAGCCCATGCCCTGCTGAGATCAGCATCACCGGCTTCGCGGCAGATTTCTGTGAGCGAGCCGCCATGCCTTTGCCTGGATTTTCCACCGGAATGCGATCTTCGGGAAAATAATGATAGATATCAAAACCACCGAAGAGGAACTTAATCTCGGAGACAGGAACAGATTGGCCTACGGCGTCACTGACGGTTTGGAAGATAAGTTGCAAATCTTCATCAAACGAAGGGGTATGTTCTTTAGGGATCGCAGATTTATCGAAATCGATATAGATCGTGTCTTTCAGCTGATCGTAAGTCAACTTAAATTTAGTTTTTTTTGAAGGCCCATACTTGAAATTATTTTCATTTAAAACGTCTTGCACCAACCCAGTCAGATCCGACTCCAATTGCTTTTTCTGGCCTGTGGTCATATTTTCTTGCGCCACCTTTGCCTGAGCAAAAACGCCGCCACTCAGGGAAAGCAAGAAAACAACGGCAATGCTATGCAGCGAGGCTTTTGTAAGACCAACTTTCAT